CATTCTGGACAGTGACTGAGATTCATCCCCTTATTCAAGGCAGCAGTCAATTGTCGGATCAGATTCTGATCGATGGTAAGTGGTATTCTATCTACGCTCTAAGCGATTGGACAAGAACTTCCTTCCTACAACACACTCAGTGTGTAGCTATTTACGATGACCAGGATAACTCTTGGCACGAAGATGTAGATGGAGGAAACTTTGGCTAATATTATGAATCAGATTGAGGCTTACGAAGATCATATTTTAAATAGCATCGGTGTTTTTGTAAAGACCGTGCTGGGGCTTCCGGTATATTTGAAAGATAAACCTTTCATTGCACCAGAGAATCCTTACGTAACACTCCGTGTCATCACTTCCGATAACTCGGGAGGTTGGGGCCAGAGGAACAAATTAGAAAATGAAATGTTCTCTTACTTCAACGATAACACATACACGATTGAGATTATGGTGTATCGTGGCAGACCAATGGCTGCACTATCATATCTTATGTCGGCATTCAACAGTTTAGACGAGTTGAAATACCAAACAATGTATTCAAAAGGCGTTTCTTATTTATCGTCTTCTGATATCTCACAGGCAAATACTATTTTGGACGGAGATAAGACTCAGCTAAGAGCAAGAGCTATCTTCACATTCAATACCAGAATGCTTGTAGAGGACATTCCTACTACACCGATTGAGAGAGTATCACACTCAATCCATAGTTACAAAGGAACGTATGCAGATCCAGATCCTCTGTTAATCGATCATACCTTCGTCTACGTAACCTAACCCAATCCCTATGGATATAGCTATAACCTAATCAGGAGCACAAATGGCAACTTTTCGTGATAAGGTAGTTACCGTAACTCTAAACTACGGCGCTACAGCAATTAACGAAACTCAGTTTGACATTCCTCTGATTCTTGTAGGACATAACGTTACCTCAGACGTTACTAACACCTACACGTCTACAGATGCAATGGTATCGGCTGGTTTCTCTGTAAACAGCGCAGCCTACAAAATGGCTAAATTACTTTTCGATGGACTTTATGCTCCTGAAAGAGTGATTGTCGGTAAGCGTGATATTACCGCAACAGACTTCACAGTTGGTGAACTTGAAGATGGTGGAGTATATGCTATCACCCTCAGACAAGGCAAGACTTCAAAGACCTTTAGCTACAAAGCAACAGACAACGCTACTGTTCAGGAAGTCAACGAAGGCGTAGCAAAACTGATTCAATCAGACGCTACCTGGAGTGCCAAGATTACTGTAGAAGGCACTGAAACACAGATTCTTTTCTCTCCTGTTTCAGGTCAGAATATTACTGTCGAAGGATCTGATAACTTTGTCGAGAAAGTTCAGTTCGCTCAAAGCGTACTGGAAGATATCACAAAAGTAGCAGAAGAAGATAGTTCATTCTTCTACGTCCTATCTGAATCTCACGCAAGTGCAGATGTTCTGGCTCTGGCTGGATGGGTAGAAGAACACGATAAGATTTATTTCTTCTCAAGTCAAGACACGGATATTGCAGATGATGTTGAAGGAAACCTGCTGGTTACTCTAGGTGACACAGGCTACAATAACACAAGCCTTGCTCTGTGGACAAGCACCGCTGATAGCACCTTCCCTGAGGCTGGAGTCGTTGGTAGCATTTGTTCTGCACAGCCAGGTACAACTCCGCTGCACGGTAAAACCCTTGTCGGTGTTACACTGGAGAAACTTAGCACAGATCGTGAGTCTAAGATCGTAGCTAACAACGGAAACATCTACCGTAAAGAACACGGACTTCTGTTCTACCGTGATGGATTTATGGTGTCAGGACTGTTCGCAGACTACATCATTCACGCACTGTGGTTCAAGGCCCGTCTGGATGAATCTCTGTTCACCCTGTTCAAGCAGCAGTCTATGCTAGGTGGTGGTGTTCGTGCAACAAGTTCTGGTATTGCTCTGATCCGTCAGGCAGTGACAGCTAACCCGATTCAGGTTGGTATCTCTAACGGTACGATTGCAAACGAAGTTGTTACTTCAAGCGATACAGGAATGTATGTCAGCCTGAAACCAACTGTTTACATTCCATCTCGTGCGGATATGACTACTGCTCAGATCAACCAACGTCTCGTTGATGGTATGATTGTTGAGTATGTATACGCTGGATTCTTCCACTACGTGAAAGTGCAGGTGAACGTTCTGACCAACAGAACTGGAACCACAAGCTCTGCTTCAAGCTCAGTAAGCACAACATCATCATAATCGAAGGGCTTCGGCCCTTCATTTTAAAAGGATAAATAATGGATAAGATGCTAACTGGTGTAATGGCCTATGATCCATCTAACATCACGCTCTCACTTGGTGGATGGGAACCTTATGGGTTTGCCTCTGACACTAAAATCGTTATCAGTAAATCTAACGATATCATCAACCCTTATGGCGGTACAGACGGAGACGTGTCACTTGCTCTGAGTCGTAATCGTATGGGTACAATGACAATCTCCCTACAGAGAACCTCTGAGGCTAACGAAGTTCTTTCAACTTACGCTCAGACAATGTACTCTACTCGGCAGGTTGCTTTCCCTGTCTATCTGGAAGATCCACGCGGATATTACATCAGCACGATTGGATGGATTCAGTCACAGCCAGATGACACAATGGGTGACACAATCACTACAAACGATTGGGTTATTGGATTGAAAGATGCTTCCCTGCTTCGCAACACTGCAACGCTAGGTTTGAGTGTCCTAAACTCAATTACTGCCCTGACAATCGCATAAAAAGATTGACTTTAATTTCCATCTGGGGTAACATATCGTTGTTACCCCTTTTTTATTAACTAGAGAAAATAAATATGCAAGAACAAGAAAATGTCATCGCACAATACGCGAAACCAGAAGTTAAAGTGGAACTGGAACTTGATACAGGTCGTAAAGTAGGATTCAGGATCATTCGTTGGAAACCTTCCAAAGTATTTGACCGCATCCCTGAATACGGCAGCATCTTCGCAGTTCCTATGGTGATGTATGGTACAGCCGAAGAACTTGCAGGAGAAGACTACGAGCAGAAGATTGCTATGTCTCTTATCCAACTATTCTCCGGGCTTGATCAACGTGTCCTGTCTGACCTTCTGAAAGATATCTTAGACGAAACTTACACAGAAGACAATATCTCCGTAGTCGAAAAGTTTGAAGAGTTATTTATGTTACACCCATACCTTGTAGTTGATTTAGCAGCAAAGGTGCTTGAGGTGAACTATGGCCCTTTTTTCAAACGCGGTTTCGGAAAACTGTTGACCCAATTTCAAAGCGTACAGACGCTGAACAACAGCTAAATCCCACTATAGCCAAGGCTATTGAGATTGCCCAAGAAACTGCGAGTTTCCGGTGGTGGGACTACCTAATCTACAGAATCACTACCAAAACGTCAGAAACACTTTATTCCTTGGACAAGTATAATATTGATTACTTGCTCAAGCAAGCGGAGATCATTGACCACGAAGACTATGTACGTGCATTGCACAGAAAGGATTCGGATCAGAAAGACGAGATGCGCCGTAAGTGGGAGACATTCAAGAAATAATATATGCCCTTGCTAGCCAAGGGCTTTGCGAGGTAAAATGGCGGGATCGTCGTTAAATACACAGAAGCTAACAAACGTTGTAGATTTTAAGGTAGACAAGAGATCTTTCAACGCAGCAAAGAAATCACTTGAAGATTTGAAGAAATTCTCTGAGGGAATTAAACCTTCTCTTAAGATGACACAAACCAAGAAAGATTTCAAGGAAATGGAAAAGTACGCCAAGAGCATCGCTAAGCATATGAATGATGCACGTAAAGGTGGCCCAAGACCTCCTGTACCTCCAACTCCCCCTCCAGCAGGAGGCGGTGGTCGTGGAGGAAGACGTGGTGGCGGTGGTGCCGGAGGCGGTGGAAGAGGCGCAGGCGGTGGTCGTGGTGGAGCATCAGGAACACGAGCAGAAACAGCCCAGCTAAGACGCGAAAACTTTAACTTCCGTTCTGGTCAATTAGGCAATGTCAGTAGAGCAGGACGAGAGAGCGCTACTCGTGCAGTCGAAGATGTAACTAAGGCATTTGAAGAACAGCGTGTTAGTGCTTCAAAAATGAACCAGGTTATTGCTCATCAACTTTCTATTCTTCGTCAAGAGAACCGTGCAGCAAGAGAACGTTTGGAAATTGACAGAAGACAAATGCGCCAAGCGGAAGCAGAGGCACATCGGGAAGACGCTCGTAGGGAAAGAGAGAGACGCCAACAAGCAGCAGAAGATAGACGCCAGCGTGAGAGAGATGAAAGAGATCGTCGCCGCCGTAGAGAAGAACGTAGGGATAGATTTACTCGTGCAGGCTTAGGACTAAGCCCAGGTTTGCTTTTAGGTGGAGTAGCCGGAGCCGCAGCCCTACAAGGTATTTCTCGTATCAAAGGTAATTTATCAGATTCTGCTGACAGGATCAACTATGTAGGACAAGCCGCCAAGAACATTGAGGTTAACCCTAACGTAATCCAGGCTCTCACCGCTTGGGGCCAGAATAACGGTGTTGACTCTGCAAATATGACCAAGAGTGTTGACCAGATCAAAGATATCCGCGAAAAACTTGCGTCCTCTGTAACCACATCCGAACTGAACAAGAAAGGAGAGTGGACAAAAGGTAACGCAGGTGTCAACGAGATTATGAACCAGTTTGGTTGGAACCTCGACGATATTAAATCTATGCAACACAACCCTATCGACTTCCTGCAATCTGTTGTTGGCGCTGGTCAACAGAAAGGCTTAAGTGATGGTCAGATCGGTAACTTGCTGGAAAACTTAGGTGATGACTTGTCTCACTTTGTTCGTGCGTTTAAAAACAACGGACAAGAGTTATTAGATTCTAGTGCAAGCCTCGTTAACTCTGGTTCAAACCTAACAGAAAGTCAAGTTGAGAACGCTCATAAGTATGTTACTATGGGACAAACTATGGATAAAATCGAAGAGGGACTTAGCAATAAGTTCTTAGATGGTTTTGTTGGTAGCCTAGATCCTAAAGTGATGGACGAGTTCCAGCAGCATATCAAAAACCTTGGGCCTGCGATTGACGGATTAGGTAAGTGGATTGGAGATGTTGTAAACTACGGTACTCAATTCTCTAACTGGTTATCCACCTTTAACGAAAGGTTCAACTTTAACGCTGATGGCACCCAGAAGACGCCAGGACAGATTTACGGTACTGATCCTCGTCCTAGTACAGGCAATGCTATCGCAGACGCCTACGGTACTGGTATGGGAGATGGTAGTGCTTCCTTCTTGCAACGTTGGGCTAACAACTTCGGTTGGGTAGATCCTGTTGGCTTAGGTAATGCTCCAATCTCAGATATCGGTCAAGGATATAAGTATGGTTCATTGAATCAATCTGTATCTCAGCAACAGCAGTCTGTGAATGGCGGCGGTGCTCCTATCATTAATATTCCTTCGGATATTATTCGTGTGGAAGTAACGCCTAGCTCTACCTTCGGTGATATCCTGGATGTAAGAATTCAGGACAGTCAGAGATTTAACCACAACTCTCTGATTCGTGATATTTCGTCTTCTAATAGCAGCAACTAACAACAATCCCCTTCTCTTCGGAGTTGGGGATTTTTTATTATCCTTTGACTAGGTAACGTATTTATGCTATCATAGATCCCCCGCGAAAGTTCTTTACTTTTCACTACTAAAGTGGTATCATAAAAGAATAGGAGATTTTAAGGGGAAATCAATGGCAGCACCAATTACGCAAGCAGTGGGAACACCAACTAACGCTAATAAGTCTGTTAACAGCCGTACAAATGTCAACTCAAACTCTTCTCTTAAGGCAGAGAATGGCTTTTGTGTTTTGGCTAGTTTATACAATACAGCAAGCGACAGTTTCATTCAAAATTATCAGGCTATTGTTTTTGACGCAACAACTAACACTAGCATTAATCATCAAGCGGAAGTATCTTCTTACGCGATTGAGGCAAGCAGTCAAACGAGCAGTAGTAACTCAAACACGAGTCAAGACAACTCCAAGAGCAGTGAAGTTAGTGATCATATCCAGATCAAGAACACCAAGATTGATATCTCTGGAATCATCAGTGAAACACCTATCCAGCTAAAGAAAGACCTTCTTTACAGTGGAGAACCTAAGGGTGACAGGG